GCGTTTTGAATTTGCAAAGCCGGAATCTAAATATGAACTTTTACTATGGCTCTGTCTTGGGTGCGGGGTTTGAGGCTATTCTTCTCGGCAAGAAAAACTGGAAACAATTGATGAAGAAAGAGAGTATTGCCAGTTTGAAAGGCTATGATACATCTAAGTTGACAGAAGAGATTGACTTGCAATACCGCCTCATCGAAGTCATATTGGAACAGGCGAAAGTATTGGCCAAACAACACAACATGTCGCTTATCAAATCACAAGTACTTGTTAATACTAAACTCAAATGTGGTGTCACTTATTGCGGCAGTGAAGACGGCGAAGGTGTGTATGAGGGTAAGCGAAGTTTGTACGAGATTAAGACGGCCTCTAAGGTTAATCAAGGATATCTGGATTCGTTGAAACTTGACAAACAAATTAACTCCTATTGTTGGGCCAATAGAAACAGTAAGAAAAAACATTATGGCCAATGTGCTTATTGTATTTTCAAAAAACCACAAAAACGGCTAAAGAAGAATCAAACGGTCGATGAATTTGTAGAAGAGATTAGACAAGATTGTATTGATCGACCGGAGATGTATTATGTTTGGTTGCAATTGTCGCTGGTTAAGCAATTTGTCGATTCAGTTGGCAATAGTATTGAGAGGATGGCTGAAATACTTAAAGGAATTTACGACGGATTGACAAAAGAGCAATTGCTTGACCCTAACTATTGGCCGGAGATGGAGACTAAATGTTCGGATTACTCCGGTTGTGAATTTCTGCCGTTGTGTTTGCATCCGAATAATTATAGCATGTACCTGCGGTTCTACAAGCAAAGGACTATGTTGTATGAATTAGAGAAAGAGGAATTAGAAAATGATAGTTAATTTAAGATTTCTGTTTCAAGAACCTTCATTAAGAGAATTGTGCAAAAAACCATATATGGGACATCCAAATGGTTGCCCCAATTATGGTAAAAGAAAAACATGCCCCCCTAAAGCTAAATTATTTTTTGATGTTTTTGATTCTGATTTATATATTATATACACGAAATTTGATTTGAAAACTCACGTTAAAAAAATGAAGAAGAAACATCCTAAATGGACAAAGAGACAACTATATTGCTGTTTATATTGGCAAGGAACAGCAAGAAAGAATCTTAAAAAAGAAATTGAAATATTTAAGAAAGATTTTCCAAATCATATTGTGACAACTTGTCCAGAAGCTATGGGTTTGAATATCACAGAAATAATGCACGACAATGCCGATATTGATTTAGAATGGCCACCAGAAAATATTACTTATCAGGTGGCTATTGCAGGATTACCAAAACAGAACTAAAGTTATTTGAGATTTTATAAACAAAGGACTATGTTGTACGATTTGGAAAAAGAGGAGCTTGAACAATGAAAGCATTTGAAGAGTGGTTAACTAAACAAGATGACATGGTAAATCCAGAAGACGCCTGGCGTGCGGCGTTAGAACACATATTAAAAATGAAAATATCTTCTGGATATTGTAAGACTGAATTATATGTATTAAAAGATTGGATTAAAGCGGAGTTGGAACAATAATATAAAGGAGCAAAAGAATGACTGACCCAGGCATAAATCCACATGAATTAGCGATTGAAGAATTGGAGAAAGCCACAGCAAAAGGAGAAAGGTTTGCATTTGATACAGAAGCACTTGTATTGGCTGATTTACATAGAGGAGATAAAGATGGGTGAAATGGCGGACTATGATATAGAACAAGGCGAAAATATGTGGTTTGACCATTTAGCGGAACATCCAGATTTTCCTGATAAATGTCCATATTGTAAAGAAGAATATGAAAAGGAGCAAGAGAAATGAGAAAAATAATCAATTTTAAGTTGTTAAGAAGAAAAATAAAAACTTTTCAGATAACTAAAGCAGGAATATGGTTTTATTATAAAGGAGATACCGTATTATGGAGATGGTGGTGGAGAAGAAATTCAGTTCAGCCGCCAAATTATATTGTGCCGCAGCAAGGTAAATATGTTAGTACTTTGTGTGAAAGTTGTTTCAACTCATTGAAAGAAATGGATAATTTTTGGGATGAGTATCGGCAATATGGAACGCAAGAATAAAATAATAAAGGAGCAAAAGAATGAGAAAAATAATTAGAGGACAGATAGGTAAAGGTGGTAGTGGTAAATCAAGCAAGTTTGCCTCCCGCTTAAAGCGTATTGAAAAACAACAAACGGCACATGACATTGTATTTGAAACGGAAGCCTCTGCCGCTACCACATGCTTCGAGGAATCAATAAGTGCTGTATTTGGTATGCCCGGTGTTGGTAAATCCAAGTTTGCCGAAGAGATGGGATTCGCTTTGCAAGAGAAGTATCATTTGTCTCAATCTGGTGTGTATTTCATCCAGTGTGAGAGAATCAACCATAGTTGGAACATCCGTAAGACAATGACACCGACATGGCCTACATTCAGGGCGTTTGTTGATAAGATGGAAAAGTCACCTGATTTGGTCAAGACAGTCAAGATGTGGTGTATTGATACCATTGACGCTTTGGCTCCTCTCGGTATTAGTACGATATGTCATGACATGGGAATTGCGGATTTACGCGAAGCTACAAGGAAAGTGGGTGGCGATGGCTGGTTCGCCGAAGCCTGGCAGGAGTTGCGGTTTGAATTGGAGTACCAAATTTTACGATTAGCATCGCTCGGCCCCGGTGTTTTAATTCTATCACATGAAAGGGAAAGAAAACGGACGGAGAATAACAGGGAGGTTAATAAGGCCAGTATGGATTTGTCAAATAGTATCTACAATAGTGTAGGCGATGCTTGTTCGATGATACTTCACATGAGAGTTGTGAATGATGTGACAAGGAAAGCAAAAAGCCGCCCGATTAGATGTCTAAGTTGTTTGAGTAGTGAAAGTGAAGAGGCTAAGGATAATCTGAATGTATTGTTAAAGAAATATCCGGAAGGGATAATGAGATTTGGAACAGAACGAGAGGCGGTTGATAATCTTTTGGGGTGTTTTGGGCCGAATAAGAAGTCCTATAAAAAGACGGTTAAGAAGTCTAAGAAGGTGGCCAGAAAAAGCAGGTGAGTTATGGGTGCGATGAAGGGAGATTGTCGCTTAGAATGGACGTGTGGGCCTCTAATCGGTATGTAGAATGAAAGAAAACAAGATGATTATCAATAGAATATGGGCAATGCCTAATAAATGGACGTTTACAATAAAACCAATTAGAGAACTACTTGACAGATATGTTAAAGGTTATTGGTGCGATCCTTTTGCGGGGGAAAATAGTCCTGCCCAAGTTCAGAATGATTTATCAGGTAAAGTAGAATTTACAATGGATGCCCTGCAATTCTTACAAAGCCGACAATCCGCCCAATTTGATGGTGTTTTATTTGATCCTCCTTATTCGATTACTCAAGCAAAAAGGTGTTATGAAGGCCGAGGAATGAACAGACTTGATATTAAACCTACCTCTATGAAATATTGGGCTGAGTGTAAAAACCAGATAGCCAGGATATTAAAACCAGATGGAATAGTTATCTGTTGTGGATGGAACAGTATGGGATTAGGAATAAATCGCCATTTTGAAATGCAGGAGATTCTCCTTGTTCCGCACGGAGGCAGTAAAAATGACACAATTGTAGTTGTTGAGAAAAAAACCAAATAATAGAAAGGAGGTGTTTCGACAACAAAAAGTAATATGATTGTTATGACAGTTGTAAATAGTACTATTTTTTATTTTTTTTGAAAGGGTAAATATATGGCAACAGTAAGTGTAGCGAGTAAGTTGCGTGCGTTAAAGAAAATATGGAAAAATGCCGCACCACGAACAGGTGGTGGACTGCCTGACGGCGAATATGAGGGTGTTATCAAAACCGCTGTTGTTGGCATATCCAAGTCTGAGTCCAAACGACTCCAGTGTGTGTGGACATTAGAGGTTACAGCACCGGAAGGATTTGTAGGCCGGAAACAAACCAAGACTGCCGGTCTTGAAACCGAAGATAATCTGTGCTGGTTTCAAGGTGACTTGGCTGTTCTTGGAATTGATCCGCCTGATGATGTTGATGACATTGCCGATGCTGCCGGACAGACTGAGGGATTACCGATTGTCTTTAAGGTTCGTACCAAACAGGAG